TTGAATTCTGGTTGCATAGCAGCCATGATTTTATCAAAGATTTTCTTGCCAAACTTATAGAGGAAGACTCGTCCTTCATTCTCTGGATGTGCTGGATCTTCCACAACATAGATGTTAGCATAGTAGCTCAGTTTACGCTTCTGTTTACGTGCAATTTCCTTATCAGCATCACTACCACTGTTCCACAGTTGACGGTTCATCTCACCAACAGGATCTTTCTTGTTGAGAGTCGTCAGACTGTTTTCAATATACCAACCACCAGGACCTTGGAACGCATGACTCCACACCTTCGCCCAGGGAATATCTTCCCCTTCAGGAGCAGGCAGGAATCGAATGACTGCATAACCATTCCCCGACTTATCCATCTCGGGTTTCCAGAGGCGCTCATCAGCACCAGAACCACTTTCGGGGTTGGAAATCTTCTCGACTTCCTTGGTCAGTTTCTCGAAGACAGAGTTAGACTGCTTCTTGAGAGTTGCAAAAGACATTTGTATTCTCCGTATTAGTTGTATTTGTTGGATTGTCCGTGTGTCATACCAACAAAGGTATGATACCCTATTTAGTCGGCCTTGTCAAGGGACCTGAGCACGTTGTCTAGGTAGTGGTTCATGGAGTCCAGGGACTCTGACAGGGTGTTGTACCCAAACATATTTGTAATTAAATCGATACGATGTTTCATATCGGCAGCATCCTCATCTTCCATAGATGAAAGTTGAAGTCTTGTGTAAAAGAGTTTTTGCTTCTCTATAAGTTGCTTGGTTTTTTCGATGTGTTTAATAGCCTTTTCTTTTGGCATTTCGCCAATTGCTTCTGCTGCTTTTTGTAGATCTACGTAAGTATCGTAGATGGATTGTAATTGTTCTTGAACGATTTCTGAATTAAAAAAGCTCATACCTTTTCTTTAACCACTTTTAATATGATTGACTTATATTTCTTACAATCAATCTTTAGAAAGGGAGCATACTTTATTACTTGAGTTCTAACTTGTTTCCAAACGGGATCTGTTAACGTTTTATCTAATCTTTTAACATATCCCAGACAATTCTCAAAAATAATTAAGGTCTCTACACTTATCTCTTTCCTCAAATAGGACGTAAGAAGAATTGGATGACGACCTCTTGAACAGATAAACAACTGATCAAAGTTTTCGTCATAGGGACTTTCAATATTGTCTAATAGACTACCAATTTCTTCCCTAAAATTATATAGGAAACTCTCTTGTTTCCTTTTCCATTCCTTATAGGTTGATTCCCCTATGGGACGGATGATCTCTTTGATGTATCCCTTGTTGTCACTAACAAAGTTAGCTACGAAATACTCCTGTATTCTATCACGATCGTACTTAGATGCAAGTTTCTTAAAAAAATAAGCGTCATTCCGTTTATCGAATGACGCTTGACTTGCTCTAGTTTTTCCATTGAATCTAAAGTAATCATAGTCATCTTTAGTGAAGTGAAGTTTCAGAGAGAGATACATCTGATAAACTTCAAATCCTGTCATAACGGTAAGATTCCCCTAGTAGTTTTCTTCATATAGTTTAAAGTCTGTGCCTGGTATTTAATTTTTTCCTTCAGTGGTTTAGAAATCAAACGAGATACAGTCTCAAACTCAATATTATTTTCCTCGCAAAACGTAACAATTGCTTCAATATAATTCACTAACCCATCAGATTCCTTTACAATCTTTTCAATAGTTTCAGAAAATCTTGTGGGGGTTAAAAACTTATCTTGAATCTTGTCATTCTGCATTAAGCCTACCTCTAGTAAAAGCATCAATATACTCCTTTAATAATGTAAAATAATAATCTAGGTTTGTTTTTTCAATCACTTGGCAGTGTCCCTCTTCAGTTGCAATAATGATTACAATTTTCTTTGGTTGAATACCAGTCAGTTCATAAAACATAACTGCATAGGCAGTTGCTTGCACAAAATAGTTTTCAATCCATTCTTCTTTCTTATCCTTATCAGATGTCTTAAAGTCAATTACTGCTAGATCCCCATCAAATTCAGCAATACAATCAACCCTACCAGCAACACCAAGATAATCGGAATAAAGAGCACCTTCAAGCAGATGAATATTATTAATGCGATTAAGAATAGGTTTCGCAACTTGAAATAGCGTGAAAGGAAGAGGGCTAAAAGTATCAGGAGAAATGTGCTCATTTTTTAAATAATGTTCAACGATACTATGAAAGGCAGTTCCTCTTCCTGTTGCTCTTGCTGTCTTCCTGTTTGCAAACTCTTCACCAACTCTTTTCCTCCACTCTTGAATGACATGTGCCTTCTTAAATGAAGTAACAGTAGTGATAGATGGATAGAACTTACCACTAGGTACAGGATAATACCTTTTACCATCTTTGTCAATAGACTCAAGATTGGGAAGTTCTACAGGAAGATCAACAAATTTAAACATCAGAAACCTAAATTCAATTTACTAATAATGTAGCTACGGACTAGACCAGAACGAACGATGTCATCAACACCGAACTCAATACAACAAAACTCTTCCATGGTTTCCAGAATCTTCATGAAATCAAGAACTCCATTCTTTTCATTCTGCTTAACAAGATCAGACTGAGAAACGTCGCCCGAGAAAACAATCTTTGCATCCTGACCTACGCGAGTGATCATAGAATCAAGTTCATGGAAATTCAGGTTTGCAAATTCATCAACGATGATGATACAATTATCCAAAGTAACACCACGAATATAAGACGTACTCCAGAAAGAAATGGTTTCCTGAGTTCTCAGATTATTATACAGCATTTCAAATGCGTTATCATCTGGCATTTCAAACATGAACTTTACCATATTCTTATATGGAATCTGATAAAGTGCTGACTTATCTTCATGATCTCCAGGAAGGAAACCAATTTCTCTAGTAGGAACAAGAGAACGAACGATATAAATTTTATCGTAAGGTGTATTGGGATTCAATACTTCCCTGAGGGCAAGGTATAGACTGATAAATGTTTTACCTGTACCAGCACAACCATGAAGAACCAAATGTTTATCCTCTGACCAGCAATCAAACACAGCCTTTTGACTGTCTGTTAATGGTTCAATATTTAAAAGGTGCTCATTATTAATGGGTTTTTTGCGTCTCATTTGTTTAGCACTCATACCTGCTGGGACGACAGCGTTGTTGTTCCTCTTTTTTACTGGCATATTAGGTGTAACGAGAAAGGTTTGCTCTTGGATGTGCGGCTTGAACTTTAGACATTACCTCCTTAAAACCCTCAGACTGTTTAGGTAATCCATACATAACTCCACCAGTACCAGCAGACCAATCTTTCTCCCAATCGGGATTATCTTTTCGCCACTGATCGTACTCACTCATACTCATGTAAATTTCTTTAGTCTCACCAGTCTTGGTGTTTTTAACGGGATATGTTGGCAAGATGCACCTCCTATTTAGTAGTAACTGGTTCAGTTTGAAATTCCTTCTTCAGTTCTTTACGAATTTTCTGATAGAATTCAAGAATGTCATGGTTGTTATTGTAAACAAGACCACATTCTTTTGCAATTTCAATAACTTGTTGGTTGTTCATTTTCAATCGATCCTAATACAAGGTTGTGTATTTTCCCATTCGTCACAGTCACACTTACCAGAACACCATCCCAGTGCTTCAGAGACACTAGGGAACTGACAGGTAAACACTTTCTTTGCCGCTTCAGCAATTTCCATGTGTTCTTTCTGAGTACCATTTGCAGTACGAAGATTGATATAATGGATCCATGACCTGCAAGAGCCAGTCATGTAGATACGAGTAGGAGTCGCAAGGGGAAGTACAAAACGAGCACACTCCTTTGCCACTCCTGCACTAAGCATATCATCATAGAGATCCATGATGTCAGCAAACACATGCTTGATCCGACGTTCAAAACTGCGTTTGAGTTCAGGTTCAAGATCATCAGTAGAGTTCTGACGGTTCTTGGTATCCTGACGACGTAGATCAGGAACAGGTAGTTCTTCACCAAGAAGAGTTGCATCAGCATACCGTTGTGAAAATTCTTGATATGTAAACGAACGGTGTCGAAGAATCTGGGCTGCGATACCACGATTCGTTTCAATCTCAAGAGTCATCGTAGCCTGCTCGAAGACAGACCAGTGATTATGCTTAATACAATAACCGAGTAGACCAGCAAACTTTTCATTCTCCTGATTAGCAGGATTAGAAACTCTTGCAATATATGCCATTGTCTTTTCAGCATCAGGAGTTACAGACACTAGACAAACTTTACTCATTTTTTACCTCTCAAAACTCTTGCAACGATTACAATCCCGAGGGATTCAACGTAACCTATTTTATCAAACCCAAACATTTTTGTCAAGGAAAAGTTAAAAGCAACCATGAATAGCAAAGGAAGAATCACAGTATAAGCAATCAATCCATTAACGATTGCCATTCCTTTTTCAATACTTTCTTGCTTTTCTTGCTCTTCAATTTGTTGTTGAAGTTCTTCCTCTTCTTCTTTTGATGGACCTCTAGGGTCTAGATATACTGTCATTTTGTTGGTCATCTTTTTTCACACAATCAGGACTCCAAATAGCACAAATCCTCATTTCACCACCGAGAGATTGGCACTCCTTAGTATAGCACACTGAGGAGTCAATTTCACTTTCGATGAAACGAGGTTTGTACTTCTTATCTGCTTCCGCAATAATACGATTATATTCTGGTGTAACTTGATCAATTGCACGATCTACATCACGTCCAACTCTACGTTCTACTTTGTTAGGATCTTGTAGTATAAGCTCATTAAGAATACCATTCGGGAAATATTTTCTTTGAATCTCGTCCAGTATGTCCCAAATTCCATTCTCCGATACCCCCGTACACTGAGATAGAGTTGCGATGATAGTTGATAAAACTATACCAACTACCATCAATTGTTTTTTATCTGGTTTCTTGTTTCCGAAATTGAAATTGAAGTTCATTTCTTTTTCTTTTCTTGTTTCTTAGGTGGATCCCAAAGTTTAGGATTAGTTCTACCTTCAGATTGTTTGAACGAAATTAAATCCTCACGGTATCTATCCCAATAATAATCAAAGATGTCAACTTTTTTATCGGTCATTACAAGATCATGATGAATCATTCCATCCAATTTATAGGTAACTAGATAAGTACTATAAGGTAAAGAACGATCATCTGCTACAGAAGGGTCACAATCCTTATGAATAATTTTCATTAAGAACGACCTCCCCATTTGATTTGGGGAAATGCTTCTTCGACAACGGCCTTAGTGATACGATACTTCTTCTGGAGTAGTCCATCTTTAACGAGGCAAAGAACTTCTGCTTCAGAAGCATGAAGACCTTCTAGCATCTGAATAAACATTTGCTCGCGCTTGAACTGTTTCAGTTCATCACTGCCTCCCTTAATAAAGTAATACAGTTTAGCATACTCTTTTTCTAAGACAGTATGCTCGGTTCCTGCAGGTGCATCATTAGGAGTATAAGGTACTTCGCCTTCAGGGATAAGGGAAACTACAGTCTCATCATAGTTCCAGATAAACAAGGAACGTAATGCTTGAGTATTATTATCCTGAAGGATCTTAACTTTTTCTGCTTTAGTCTTTGCGTTCGACACTTTCTGAAGAACCTCAGAAATCAGTAATCGATTACTAGTGTTAATTGACATATCAAAACTCCTGAATTTTTTCAAGTAAAGTAATAAGTTGTTTTT